GATCTCGTCTGTGTATCGAGAACCTAAAATTGTTTGACCGTTTTTCATTTTGTTTTACCTGAGAACTTCTTTCGTTCTCCCTTTCCTTATCTTCATTTATAGTATAGTACATATACTATAATTAGTCAACACTTTTTACAAATAAATTTGAGTTTTTTTGCAAAATAAAAAGCCCGACATAAAGTCGGGGCAGTTCAAGAAATTTATCGAAATGACGCCAAGCATTCCGAAATCTATGTTATCACTTATCTATGAAAATCACAAATAAAAAAGAGCTACGAGATAACCTCGTAGCTCTTGCCTATGATGGATAGATATATTATACCAAATAAAAAAAGCCCCAGCAAATGCTAGGGCTTCGACCACTACCACCATGATGCCCTACTGTGGTCTGAGGGGAGGTGATATACTCCTTTTCGTTTTTTAGTTTTCGTGGTCTGTTATTTACATATCTGTGCAATCGTCCAAGTACTGGTCCTCAACCCATTGCGCACTGTCCGGGTGATTGATTCGAGACCAACCGTTTAGTTTCTCGTAAACACGGACTCGTGTGCCAGCTGGAAGGAATTCCTTGTCTTGGCTATCGATGCGAGGACCAGCTTCAACGTAGTAGTCAGTGGTAAGAGTGCCTTCATAATAGGGTTTGTCCGACTTCTCTAAACGGGTATTAACATCTAATTCACGCTCAAATTCGCTTTGGGCTGGTGCTGGAAGAGGTGTTCCACTCTCACGGAATACGATTTCACGAGGGCGACCATTGAGATCCCAAATATAATTATAATCATTTTCAGTCACACCGTCCATGCCATAGTTGCAATGGATAGCTGTACTATCACTAGTCATAATCAATACGTGGCCAAATGCACCGAGCGAGCTTGAACCGTCACGAGGTGCCCAAATGACAACGTCCCCACGTTGACCATCGAATGTACCATCTACAGCGTCAAACACTTTTGCATAGCCAATTGCTGGCAATGCTTGTTGAAGTGATTCTGTGTTGTTATTTAAGTTGATTTCGAGTGCGTAGCTTACTGCTGATGAGCAGTCAAATTCAATGCGCCCATCTCCGTCGGCGTCATTCCCGTAACGGTCACCCATATCGTAATGTACAGGGATTGATTGTAGATGGTGCATACGTGCAATACTTGATTCAATTTTACTCATTTTTAGTTCCTTCCTTCGATTAGTCTTGCTTTGGTTCGTGGTAGCCCAAGGCTTGCTCACTGTCTCCAAGACCCTTGGTAGTTGGGTCTGTAACAATTCCGAGGATTACCAAAATCACAACAAATGTATTTACACCCTCTTGAATATTATGGGGAATTTCAAGCCCGAATTGTTGCAACATCAAAAATACTGC